AACACAAGTTGCTGCAGTTTAATGTATCGCAGCAACCTTGCCCGTTTGAAACATCAAGTCTGCTTTGGCCCAACCAAAGCGTAGCCAGTTTTCTTGACAAGGAAGACTTCAAACCCGGCGGACACCCCAACGAGATTGGTCATAAAAAACTTGCAAATCATTTGATATCACAAATAGATATGCTATAATAGTAGCATGCTTGAACTGATACATTATTTGCCGGCCAAGAAAAAGTCCACGGCATCGGGTTGGATCAGTTTCAATGCTCCTTGTTGCCATCATCGCGGTGAAAGCCTGGATCGTCGCCAACGAGGCGGCGTCAAAATCTCGGCCGAAGGCTGGAGTTATCATTGTTTCAATTGTGGATATACTGCTAGTTTTATCATGGGGCGCACACTGACTTTCAAGGCCCGGCAGTTGTTGACTTGGTTGAATGTGCCCAGCGATGTCATTGAGCGAGTAAATCTGGAAAGCCTGCGACACCGCAGTGTACAAGGACTCCTGGAGCAATCAAAATCTTCCACGGCTCAGACCACAGTAACATTTGAGCCGAGGCGTTTGCCGCAAAATTTTGAGTTAGTGGACCAAGATGCTCATGCTCAACATTGGCAATACCTTAGGGAAAGATGTGTGCCTGCAGATTTTCCCATTGGAATCTGTGCTGACAGTGCTAGACCTGGTATCGTCGTGCCTTTTACTCACAATGACGAAATAGTGGGTAGCTGCACAAGATTTCTAGACAACAAAAATCCTCGCTATATCAATGACATGCAGCCAGGATATGTGTTTGGTGTGGACCTGCAATCGCCCCATTGGCAACATGTTTTGGTCATGGAAGGTGTTTTTGATGCGCTCAGTGTTTCGGGTCTAGCGACGCTGCATGCTGACATTAATGAAAGGCAAGTTCAAGTGATACGTGGCCTATCGCGTGAGGTCACGGTCGTGCCCGACCGCGATGCTGCTGGGCTAAAACTCATAGACCGTGCCCTGGAGCTGGGCTGGGCAGTGAGCTTTCCTGAATGGCCCGAACATTGCAAAGATGTAAATGATGCTGTACAAGAATTTGGCGCGTTGGTCACGGTGCTAACTATAATGCACGCTCGCGAGACCAACCGAATACGTATAGAAATGGCAAGGAAACGATGGCTAAAGAACCTCAAAACACCCAAGTGATACAAGACTACAACGTTGATGTGCAACGTTTGTTCTTGGAAATGATGATGGAAGATGCACAGAGTTATGTTCGTGTGCAAAACATCTTCAATGCAGAAAATTTTGACAGGTCTTTGCGTCCTGCTGCGGAGTTCATGCGGCGTCATGCTGACGAATTCAAGACCTTGCCTGACCGTGCGCAGGTTGCAGCAGCCACACGAGTAAAACTGCAGCCCATACCGGATCTCAATGAAGGACACTTTGAATGGTTCCTTAACGAGTTTGAAAATTTTACACGACGCCAAGAGCTTGAAAGAGCCATACTCAAGAGTGCAGATCTTTTGGAAAAAGGACAGTACGATCCTGTGGAAAAGCTCATCAAGGATGCTGTGCAGATCAGTCTCACACGCGACATGGGCACAGATTACTTTGCTGATCCGCGACAGCGATTGTTGGCCTTGAAAAACAACAACGGGCAAAACAGCACAGGATGGCCCAACCTTGACAAATTATTGTATGGCGGCTTCAATCGCGGCGAGCTACAGATCTTTGCGGGCGGTTCGGGCTCAGGCAAGAGCTTGTTCATGCAAAATCTTGCCGTTAACTGGGTGCAGGCTGGACTCAATGGTGTGTACATCACACTGGAGCTCAGCGAGGGACTCACGGCCATGCGCATCGACAGCATGCTGACCAACACTTCCAGTCGTCAAATCTTCAAAGACATTGACACAGTGGAAATGAAGGTCAAGATGATGGGTAAAAAATCCGGACAAATGCGCATCAAATACATGCCAGCACAGAGCACAGTAAATGACATACGCGCATATCTCAAAGAACTCCAGATACAAACTGGGCTGCGGGCTGATTTCTTGTGCGTGGACTACCTGGATCTCTTGATGCCAGTGTCGGCCAAGGTATCTCCCAATGATTTATTTGTCAAGGACAAGTATGTGTCGGAAGAATTGCGAAATCTCGCACGTGAGCTCAATATCTTGTTCGTGACAGCATCGCAGTTGAATCGCGCTGCTGTGGAAGAAATTGAGTTTGATCACAGTCACATATCGGGCGGCATATCCAAGATCAACACCGCAGACAACGTGTTTGGCATCTTTACCAGCCGCGCCATGCGTGAGCGTGGACGTTATCAACTGCAGCTCATGAAAACACGATCCAGCTCGGGCGTGGGACAAAAGGTTGAGCTGGAGTTTGATATCGAAAGCCTGCGCATACGCGACTTGGCAGAAGATCAAGAGTACCAAGAGTTCAAGAAGCGAGCTCCCAGCATTTATGAATCTATCAAAACAACTTCCCGTGTGTCGCCCAGCAGTGATATTGAATCCTCAGCTGCAGTGGCCGACGAACCAGGCAAAATATCTGCGGATGTTCAAAGCGCCAAGCTCAAACAGTTATTGAATCAGATCCGACAAACCAACTAAATCAACATGTTTGCAAGATTTGAAATAGGCACTGTGGATCTTGGACCTTATCGCGCCTTGCCTTTTACTCCGGCATACCATAAAGATGCTGATGTACAAGCACAGTACGTACAGGCCGGGCACGAACTATCTCGCATGAAGACGCATCATTGTTTTGAACACCTTGGTGTACCACAGTCTGCTCTTGACATACGCGATAGATTTGGTTGGTTAGAACACAGGGCCGTGGCTGTGAATTTGATGTTGCCTGGTGATTATTTGCCTTTGCATGGAGATCTTTACGGCGCCTATAGATCTTTAAAAAATCTCCAGGATCGGATCATTGAACGCTGGATCGTGATGCTGCATGACAGTTCGCCAGGGCAAATCATTCAAATCGGCGATGATGTATGTGCAAAATGGCGCGCTGGTGACAGCTTTGGATGGCGCAATGATGACCTCCATGCAGCCTACAATTTTAGTTTACACCCAAGGTACGCGCTGCAAGTCACTGGAGTCATGCCATGAAAGCCATTGTAGGATATGGTATCGTTGGACGTGCCACACATGATGCTTTGTTGGATCATGAACCCGTGGATATCTATGATGTCAAAAACATAGAGATGATTGTGGATCATGCCTACGATCAGGTGTTTGTGTGTACACCCACCGCTGATCAAGATGATCTTGATCAGCTCACAGGATTGCTGCGCCGGTTGGCCAACAACTGTGGAATCATTGTGGTGCGCAGCACCGTGCCGGTGGGATTTTTCCATGACCGAACCCCGGATCTACTGGGTAAAATCTGCTACTGTCCTGAGTTTTTGCGAGAGCGTTATTGGAAGACCGACAGCAGACAAAACAAAATTGTTGTGGGACACGATGCTGACATCGCAAAGTTTGAATCAGTATTTTCGACCAAGCATGCCATTTTCATGACCATCCATGAGGCCACGATTCTCAAGATGATGTGTAACTCCTATGCTGCCTTGCGTGTGGTTTTTGCTAATCATGTCTATGCTGTGTCCCAGGCCGTGGGAGCCAACTACCAAAATATTTACGGTGCGTTCCAACATGTCAACCAACGCGATCAAGATTATCTAGACGTACATGAATCCCTGCGGGGGTTTGGTGGCAAGTGTTTGCCCAAAGATCTAGATTTTTTGATCGCCACCATGCAAGAACTACAGTTACCACAGAGTCTTCTGACATCAATACAACAAGATAATACCAACTGGCCCATCACTGTAAGATCAGACACATGAAAGTTTTAGTCACAGGCGCTCGTGGTCTGCTGGGATCAGAGTTGTGCCAACAGTTGAGAGAGCAGGGAGCCTGGGTCATGGCCGTGGACAATGGCTTTCGAGGTGGCAACCAACCCGACTGCGATAGTTTTGTAGACATGGATCTTTCAAAGGGTGCAGACCTGCCAAGAAATTTCGACTTCATATTCCACATGGCTGCCATCAATGGCACGGACTATTTTTACACCATGCCCAATGAGTTACTGGCAAACAATGTCCAGGCTGACTTGACGATGTTTGAGCTAGCAGCTAGGTGTACCAGCTTAAAAAACTTTGTCTATGCATCCAGCAGCGAAGTAGTGTCTGGACATCAGCAGCAACCTGTGGCCGAAACAACCGATTTAACAATACAAAATAGTTTCAATCCAAGATGGAGCTATCGTTTGGCCAAGATGTGCGGCGAGCATTTTTTAGCCAATTCTGATTTACCCTGGTTGATTTTGAGATACTTTAATGTGTATGGTCACCAAAGTCGCAGCGGACATTTTGTGCATGATGTGCGACAAAAAATATGCAGCGGTGACTACAGACTGTTGGGCGCTGACGAAACCCGGAGCTTTTGCTATGTCAGTGATGCAGTAGACGCCACTATCAAGGTATCACAACAATCAAACACTGTGATCAACATAGGCAGCGACCAAGAGATCAAGGTGTTGGATGCTGCCAACATCATGGCTCAAGCACTTAGACCCGGACTCAACATAGAGTGGAGCCCGGTGCCTGGCAGGCCCGGCAGTGCCATGCGCCGCTGTCCCAATATTTCAAAGCTGAAAGCCATCTACAAAGATTTTAGCCCTCGTGGCTTCCAGCAAGGCATCGCCCAATGTGTGCCACACTGGCTGGATCAGAGCTTGGCGTAGTCTTGCATGCTCACGCTGCGTATTTTGCTTCTTTTGCAGTCAAGGAACTGACTGCCATCTCGGCTGTATCTTGTGCCTTGTCCAATGATTACGGACTGTGACGAGTACTTGATGGGATGATCCACGATGAGATCCACGTATTCTCCTTCGCCCACGCCCAGGGTAATAAAATGGATATAGCGTTTTTTGTCTCGACGGAATACTCTGCTGTTGGCCACGATACCAGCAAACTCATAGTGATCTAGATATAGATTACGTATGCCCATGCCCGGCAGGAACCCCGGTGAATTCCATGCACCATGTTCCAGGAAACTTTCCACGGGATCTTCTGTGATCCAGTTGTCAAAGCCTAGGTCACGCAGATCCCAGCCTGCACGTTTGGCTTCGTTGCGATACACCCAGCGGGCATAACTGCCTTGGCAGTGCAGCAGCGCCGCACGCCAGAATTCTCGAGGGTTGTGGGCTTTGTGATAGGCCAAGGCCCAGATCAAACGTCCTAGATTTACTGCATGGGCACGGCAGAGCCCAAAGCCTGCTAGACTCTGCATCTCCTGGCGTATTTGTTCGCGCTGAGGATGATCGCCCAGGCGAGCCATGAACTCCATGACCTTTTCTTCATTGCGCTTGGCAAACGCGCGACGATACATGTCAGCCTCGTAGGCATTGACAGAGATCAACCGCATGATCTTTTCTATTGCATCGTCCTCACACACTATGGCCGAATCCTGCACGGTCTTCTGTGTCCAGTCATGGAAGAACGATGCTTTTTTGCGACCTTCCACGGCCACTGGTCGCACCAGGGCCGTGGCAAACACACAGTCATGCACGGACGTGGGACGTATGGCGCGGAACAGGCGCCGCATGGCAGGCGACTCACCCTGGGTCACCCCCAGGACATCACCGCGACTCAGGAGATCTGATGTGGCTTCGTCAGTGTGCGGATATTCATGTACGCCTCGCGTGGCATCAATCTCCATGAGTTGGCTGAGTCCACGATTGGCCAGAATGTCCACTTTGAGATGTTCAAGATCTTCCACTTCGTTCTTGTCCAGGAGTATGAGGTTGTCGTCGCGGAACAGGCTCTGGGGTAGTTTGCGATCAAACACTATGACTCCACCGCAGTGCTTGGAAAGACAGCGTTTCTTGCCAATGAGCTTGCGCTCAATGCGCTGCGCTTCCTCCACGTCGATGCCCAGTTTGTGATAGTCGATGTCCTTGGGCAAGCGTCCTTGCACACCCAGGCGCTTGGCTGCTTCTCGTCGCGCACTTTTTTCCTTGTACATCACATAGTTGCTGATGCGGGCAGTCTTTCCGGGCCAAGCATCAAAAATTCTCTGCATGGCCAGAGCCTGCTGATGGTGTGGCACGTCGATGTCTACATCGGGTAGATCGTCGCGGAAAGGGTTAAGGAATCGCGCCAGGGGTATGTTCCACTCTATGGGATCAACATCTGTTATGCCCATGAGATAGCACACCAGGCTGGATCCCGCAGATCCGCGTGTCATGTGCGGTATGTCACTGTTGAGATCCAGGACCCTGCGTATTTTTAGGAAATATTCTGTGAAACGTTGATTTATGATGATGCCAAATTCTTCCACCAGTCGCTGCTGGTATCGCTCGTCCTCGGGACAAGGTCTGCGGAACTCGGACATGAGACTTTCAATCTGTTCTAGTTCAGTTGCCATAGTGATGCCTTAAATAGTGTATAGGAGCCAAAAATGAAAAAATTAATTGTTAGTTTACTACTGGGTTTATTTAGTGTACCGGGTCTGGCCTGGGAAGCAGTTCTTACCATACACAACAACACCAACT